CGGAGATGAGGAATACTATATATACTTTTCAAAGAAGACGATAAAAAAAGCAAGTGAAATGTATTTAATGAACGGTAAACAAAACAACTCAACGTTAGAACATAATTTAAAGCTTAGCGGTTTAAGTCTTGTAGAATCTTGGATAGTCGAAGACAAAGAAAAAGATAAGTCAGCTTTATATGATTTAGACGTCCCGGTTGGAACTTGGGTAGGAGCGGTCAAAGTTAATAATGACGAAGTTTGGAATGACTTTGTAAAAACAGGAATGGTAAGTGGTTTTTCTATTGAAGGATATTTTGCTGATAAAACTGAAAGACCAAAAGAACAAATCGAAGAGAATTTAAGTAGTGAAATAAAAGCAGGGTTAAAATTATTAGAAATTAAAAAAATGCTTTTAACAAATGAAAAATAACTCAAGAGTAAATAACACTTACAATAAAAGACGACGTATAAACCCTACGCCTCAAACCCCCGCAAATTCTAGTCCCGGTAACAGTACCCGAGCGTGTTTATGTAAAGACGCTAGTACATACTCAAAAGAGTGTTGCGACGGTAGTTTATGGGCTCAAGGCATTGGCGTAATACAAAAGATTACTTAAAAATGCAAAATATTTTATAGCATCGTTATACGGTCATATGAATATTGCCAATACGGTTTTTAAAAAATTATTCTCAAATAACGTCAACTTAGATTTGATCGTAAATAAGATAATGAAAACGGTAAATTTGGAAGACTATCCGTGGGACGAATGCGTAGCCGAGCAAACAAAAGAATACGGTAAAGAGGGTGCGGAAAAAGTTTGCGGTTATATAAAAAGTAAGTATGGATAAAAAAATAATAAAGAAAATTCTTAACCTACCATATAACACCAAATTACATATGAACTCAAAAGTTTCCAATATATTAAAAAAATACCAAACAAAACTTAGCGTTGTTTCAGATGCTGAAAATTTTTACAGTCAATTAGATGAGTCTTTAAATCAATTTCGTGAAATAAAACAAAGGCGTGAAGAGGTTGAAAATACTTTGATAGATTTAATAAACGAATATGATTTTTTATTAGAAGATATGTCGCCTGTAACTGACGAATTACAAGACACATTAAATGAATTAGAAGAGAAAGCAGAAGAGTTAGGAGCTTCAGCAAATGAGTTTTTTCCTTATTATAGTCAATCAATAGAATTAATAAGCGAGTGGGTTGACGAAAACGCATCTCCAAACTATTTCAAATATAACTAATGAAATCACATATATTTGCAATTTTAAAAAAAGTACCAAAACTTACAAAGCTTAGTGCTAAAAGTGATTTAGAAGAGGCAATTAATGATGCTTCAAGTTATTACTCGTCAAGTGACATAGAAAATTTAGATAATTTAAGCGATAATTTACAAGACTTTCAAGATTTAAAAAACGAATTAACGTTTAAGGCAAATGCAATATATGATACGGTTGCTGATTGGGAAACTATTTCGTCACAATTAAATGACGCTTTAGATTTTTTAAAATCCGCATTAGACCGTTATGCAATAGCTGCCGAAGACATAGGGTTTGACCCAAATCAAGAATCAGTTTTTGTAGAGGGAGAAGATTTTGTACAAGAAATTGAGAGTTTATTATTAAGGTTTGACACAGAATATAATAATGTACCGTTAAACGATGTAGATAGATTCGCAGAATAAAAATAAGTAAAATCAATTAATAATTAAATATGAAAGCAAGTGAAATGTTATCGAAAATTAATACTTTATTAAGTATAAAGGTTAATTTGGCTCAACTTGTATTAGACAACGGAACGGTTATTGAGTCCGAAAGCTTTGCAGGTGGAGAAAGTGTTTTTATCGTTACAGACGATGAAAGAGTAGCGTTGCCAATAGGCGAGTATATGATTGAAGACGGCAGAAAATTAGTCGTATCCGAAGAGGGTGTCATAGAAAGTGTTGGCGAAGCTGAAGAAGTTGTTGAAGCCGGTTACGGTAAAGACAAAGACGAAATGGAAGAAGAGGTAATTGTTGAAGTACCTGAAGAAGCAGCTACGGAAATCGCAGAAGTTATTGAAGCGGTTGTTGAAGTTGTATCTCCATTAATCGAAGAAATAAAAGCGGAAGTGGAAGACCTTAAAAAGAAATTTGAGACTATCCCGGAAGCAGAAGAAGAGGGTTACAAAGACGGCATCAAAGATGAAAAAGAAGATGTCCGACAAGATATGAGTAAAACACCTGCTCGTAAACCAATAACCCACAGTCCAGAGAATAGAAAAAAAAATGAAAAATCTTTATTCTCAAAAACAAAAAGGTGTATCAACATTAGACAGAGTATTAAATAAACTAAATAAATTTTAAAAAATGAGTACATTAATTCACACAAGTAATGACGATGTAAGAGTACAAGTATCACAAAACTCTTATAGTGCGTCATCTTCAATTCCTGCCGGAGACGCAGGCGTTGATCAAAATATATCAACAGACGGATTGGTTGTGTCTTTACCAAAAATTCACAGCGAAAATCTAGGTTTAACTTATCTATTTAGAAATACAGGAGCAGACGGGAATAACATTATTACGTTAAGTCCGCATTCGACTGATGGTTTCAATGGAAGTATTGCTAACGCAGCTGCGGATTCAGTAGCAAGCGGAGTAGTAAATAAAGATTGGGTAAATACTAAAGCTACTGCAAACAATGGAGACTACGTTATTATAAGAGCCGTTGAGTTAACTAAATGGTACATTATAGGCGGAGTAGGAATATGGGCATCAGAAGCATAATCAATAATTATAAAAACTATTAAAATGAAAAGAAATATTAATTTGGCTACTACTACTAACATCACAACATCTTACGCAGGTGAGTTTGCGGGTGAGTATATAGCAGCTGCACTTTTATCAAGTTCTACTATCGACGACGGTGGTATAACAGTAAAACCAAACATTGCGTTTAAAGAAGTTATAAAGAAATTAAACACGGGGTCATTAGTCGCTGATGCAACTTGTGATTTTAACCCAACTTCTACAATAACTTTAACAGAACGTATTATCGAACCAAGTGAACTACAAGTTAACCTTGCTATGTGTAAGAAAGACTTTCGTTCAGATTGGGAAGCAGTATCTATGGGATACTCGGCTTTCGATAATTTACCACCAAAATTCGCTGACTTTATGATTGCTCACGCTGCGGCTGAGGTTGCACAAAAAACTGAGCAAACTATATGGACGGGTGCTGCTGCAAACGCAGGAGAATACGACGGATTTATTCCATTACTTACGGCTGACGCTGATGTTCCAGCGGGACAAAAAATCGCTGCCGGAGCAGTAACATCTGCTAACGTAATTGCTGAAATGGGTAAAGTTGTAGATGTAATTCCAAGTGCTTTGTACGGTAAAGAAGACTTATTCTTATACGTTTCTCAAAACGTTGCTAGAGCCTATGTAAGACAATTAGGTGGGTTTGGAGCTAACGGACTAGGAGCTGCGGGTACAAACAGTTTGGGTACTCAATGGTGGAATAACGGATCATTAACTTTTGACGGAGTGAAGATTTTTGTTTGTCCGGGAATGGGTAACAACACTATGGTTGCTGCTGAAAAATCTAACTTATACTTTGGTACAGGTTTATTGTCAGACAGAAACGAAGTGAAGTTGTTAGATATGGCAGACATTGACGGAAGTCAAAATTGTAGATTAGTAATGAGATTTACTGCGGGAGTTCAATATGGAATTTCTTCAGATATTTGTCTTTACTCATAATTAACCAAAAATTGGGAGTTTGGGTTAGTCCCGGATTCCCTTTTTTTTAAAAAATAAATAAAACTATGAGTTGTTCAATATTAGCAATAGGCAGAGATTTGCCTTGTATAAAAGGAGTTGGTGGAATTAAATCTATCATTCTTTGTGATTATGGGACACTAGGTACGTTAACAGTTTCGGGTGCGGAAGTTACAGATATTTCCACTACACCGGCAGGTTATAAATATTTAGTAAAGCCCGGAAGCTCGGGAATGGAAGAGACGATAACTGCAAGTGCTGAAAACGGTACAGTATTTTATGTTCAAAACGTTAACATTCAATTACAAAAATTGGATAAATTAACGCAAGCGGAACTACAAGATGTTGCAACCGGAAATCCTCACGTAATTGTAGAAGACTTTAACGGAAACTATTTTCTTGCGGGAGCAGTAAATGGGTGTGATGTTACGGCGGGTACGATTGTAACGGGAACGGCATTAGGAGACTTTACAGGATTTACAATGACGTTTACAGGAAACGAAAAGTTACCTGCATTCTTTATGTCAACAGCTGCTTTCAATAAAGTTGCGGTTGCGAGTAGTCCAATCCAACCATAATTAACCAAATTTTAGGGGTGAAAATCGGG